TTTGTTGTCAATAGTTAAATTTTTTTGTCCATAAAAAAACCCCGATAGCGCTAACTATCGGGGTTCTTCATTTTGTTTTAGGTTTTGCATTAACAATGGCTTGTGACCTATGCCTATCAATTATACCTATTAACTCATACTGAGTTCTTCTATCTTCGACCGGTACATCTAGTAATTCCAATATATCTAGCAATCCTGTATAGTTTTTACCTATATAGTTTCCGCCCATGTAGTCCCATTCATCTCGAAGCTTTTGGTATATTCCAAGGGCTTCTTGAACATCCAGTAAAAAGTCTTCAAACTCTACTGGAATTTCTTCATCAATGGGTTCTGTTCCCAGAGTTTCGCACATTTCAAAATATGCGTCACGGGTCATTCCTACAGTGTTATTATTAAAATAACTTTCTAATTGGCGATTTAACTCTCTGTACTGGTCTTCGTGAAATTTGATAACTCAGTTACCGTCTCTGAAATAAAAGCATCAAAGTTTCCTGACGATTGCATTAAGAATAGTGCATTGTCTTGGTCGTATGGTAATTCAGTATCAGAATCTTGTCCTGATAAATCTACTGGAGCTAGCTGTTCTAGATAAGAAAGCTTTAAGCCTGACCATCCTTTAATACACGCATTAACGTATAATTGTAAGAACAACTTATCGTCTAGTTCCTCTACAGGTTGACGATTTTTAAAAGTTGTTTTTGTAGCTTTCTTGCGAATACCAACTAGTGTTTCGCGAGATAGGAATACTACGTTAATTTTGAAGCCGTTTAAACCTGGGTAGTCTACTTCAACCGTTTTTGACGGTACTAGTAAAGACTTTAGGCTAAGTGCCGCATTTGTTGTTGCCATGGAAAAATTATCCTTTTATTATTGTAAGACTAGAAAAAGAGGTAGGGGAGATCAACCCCCTACCAAAAAACGATTAAGCTGCGTAGTAACGAACTGTGATATCGTTGGTTTTATCAAGTGCAAATACATTTGCATTTGCGGTTGCACTTGGTGTAGAACCTTCAGCTGTGAAGTTAATAGCTGTTGAAACAACTGCTTGAACATCAACTGTTGGCACGGTAAACGTAACCGACGGCATATCTAAGACAACGCGATTTGAGTTACTAGATCCGCCAACTGCAAGTACTAAAGATGCCATAGGTTCCACAGAACTTGAACTAGCTGCCAACATATCTGCAAGCAATTGACCTGTACTACCAACACCACTACCTGTTTTTAAGTAGGCATTAATTGTACCAGTAATAGCACGTGTACCTGTGTAGTAAACAGCTGGTACGTTAACAACACCAAGGTTAGCTGGAGTAATATAGCTAATATTGTTATTGATAGTGATTGAACCGCCAGTTAGTGCCATTGTGTACGTAGCAGCTGCTTGGCCGCCAAGAGCATTAAGAGTTTTAAAATCAACAGTACTTAGTTTATTAGTAATAAATGGTGCTGAAGTATTTTTAGCTGTAAATGTAGTACCAGGGGTAGCAGTAATTGTTGCTAATGCAACGGCAGATTGTGTTAATGCGGTTGCTTGACCTGTCCATGCTAGTGTAGCAATAGCATCTAATCCAAAATCAATAGTAACTTGATTCATGGCGCAATTGTCAACTTGGTAAACAACATTGTCAACAGCAAAAAACATAGCAAATTTAAGCAATTGATTTAAGTTAGAACCAGCTGCTGTAGCCACTGATTGAGTAGCGGCAACAGGTGCCCATGCTCCACGATAAATCTTTGGCGTAGCATTTGTGAAACTAGTAGTTGCTGTTACGGTAGGATTAACATACTCAAATACTAATTCTGTTAAACCAGTTGTAGGAACTGCACCACTAGTAACAGAACTGCCGCCAACTTTATAACTTACAATTTTTGCAGGTGCATTAAATGAAGTTAATGCTCCACCTGTTGCTGCAGTAAATCCACCAAGGGTAACAATGTCACCAACTGTAGCACCAGTTCCAAGAGTTCCAGTAGTTAGTGTAATTGTTAGAGTACCAGTACCTGCACTAAATGCATAAGCATAAGTAGCTGTACCACCAAGAGTTAGTGTACTAGCAGTAGCATTGTAGTCTACGGCACCAAACATTGCGTTCCATAATACTGATTCTTCAGCAGTAATTGCTGTAGATGCATTATAAGGACGTACATAAGTTGAGAATGAAAAATCAACAGGTGCTAAGCTTGTGTTAAATGAACGTTGTCCACGAACAGGAGCCACACCGGCCTCAGAAATCGTGATAACATCAGCATTTGTGTTTTGTGAGAAGGTAAATCCGTCAAGAACTTGAAGTTCCTGAGTATTTAGATTAGTAAAACCGGTAGTAAGAGCTACTCCGGTTGATGCGTTAACGTTTGTAGTAAAGAATACTCTACTATTACGTACTAAATTTAATGCCATTTTGTTTCCTTTTTTGTTTAGTATCTTGGTACTAGACTAGACGTTTATCTGTGGTCGTACCCTTAATACGGGTTACATCAGCTGATATCTGACCTGCAGGTTTAATTCACCGACAGCATAAGGGGCTAACAGCCCTTCATCAGTTGTTATTGAAACTACTAAAATTTCAGTGGTTTCGTGGTTGTTTTCAGTGTCATATACCAACACTCGGTTATGGTTGACAACTGTTTCTATATCTTCTAGTAATAGTTCTAATTCTTGTTGGGCGTTTTCGCCCCTACAATACATTTTAAAGCTAATACCTAAGTATGCCCATGTAAAGTTACCTGGTAAATATTCTCGGGTTTCTGAACCTGCAGAGCCATATATGCAAGGAAAGTCATTGACTTCATCCCAAAATCTTATAATTGGATATGCATTATTAAAAATATTAACATTATAAGGAGATTCCCCATTTATAAGCTTAAACTTTTCTGTTAAAGCTTTTAATATTGAAGTGCGTTTACTCATGTTGATACTGCCCTTAATTTATTCGCCACCTTTGTTGCTGCAATTTCACGTATTGAAGCGGCAATTAACAATTTAGGGTCTCGCGTTTTTGGACTACCTTGACGATATCCTGGTTCAAATGTTTGATAAGGGTTTTTCATGTATTCATAAAAAGCCGTTATCATACCTTCTCTGCTTTTGCTTAGTTTAGTTACAGAAGCTGACGCTGCGAAGCGTCCGGTTCTGTAGTTTAGGACATTTCTAGATGTTCCTTCTCCCATATTAGCAGAAATTGCACTTTGCAAATGGGTATTAATAAGTGTTTGTAGGTCTAGTAAAGAGTCGGTTTTAGGTGTTACTTTACGTTTTTTAGTAGTAGGTTTATTTGAGCTATCAGAATTACTAATTTTTTTAATAGCTTTTTGTACATCTTTTTGTATACTACTAAATCCGGAAGATTTACCTTTTTGTTTTGCATTTGCAGTTGATAAAAATTTCGTATCTTTTTCACCTTTTAAACCTGCCATAACTTGTAGAGTTATAGATTCTTGTAATGTAGGTGAAAATCTAAGGGCAGATACTAAATAATCTAATCCTTTACCAGATACAATTCTTTTTAAGAAATTTTCTTTTAATTTCTCTCTAGTAGTATTGAATACATTTTGAACTATTTTATTCATTGCAGCATTTTCTGCAGTTCTTAAAGTACCCTGATTAAATGTTGATTCCTGAGAAACTACAAATGAGAAATTTAAAGACAATAAATTTTTAAATGTTGAAGATTCTTTTTTTACAGATAATGCACAATCAATATGTGTCGAATCTAATATAAATGTATCCATCGTAATATTAGCTTTGGCCTGTTGGCTTGCATAAGCTAATGTCATTTGTGTTAGTGGTGTATTTATACCTATTATTTCTGTTACGCCAGATTCTTTAGATATTACAGCAACGTGGCCTGCATCAGTAAATCTACCAACTGTTATTTTATTAGTTGTATTTAGTCCGTGACTATTTAACCATTTTATAACAATAGGAGTTGCTATTTCATTAATTTTTTTAGTTAATGCAGCAAATGTATTTCCTACTATAAGTATTTCATTAGTTTCATCATACGATGATAAAATCTCAGATGCATCAGTAAATACGGCTGGAGTATTAGCATTTAAATAACTTCTTAAACTTGTTCCAGCATCTATAATTTGTGTACGTAAAATTTCAGTTATTTTATTTGTATCTTTTGAATCACCTATAGATAAAGTTACTGCATAGGCATTAGATGCATTTATTAATGCCGTATTAATTTTTTCCACATTACTACTTAAACTTTTAGTAGTTATATTTTTTTTAATAGTTGCACGTATACCTGTAAGGACTTTTTGAGCTATTATATTTATTTCAGAAGTTAATTCTTCTTGTATAGTAAATAAAGCCTCATAAAAAGCATCGTCAGTTGGATATAATCTGCCTTCTATTGGATCATCTATTGAACTTATAAAAGTAACTAATTCAACTTCTTCCATTTGAGCCAGAGCAATAATAAGATTATTTACAATATCTTTAGTTTTTACTAAATATATAACTGGTAAAGTATCTTCAATTACAGAACGAAATTCTACTTGTGCTCTATCTAATAGTTTTGTTCTAGTTTCCGGTAATGAGCCCCGTGACACTGCTAGATTAGAACCTAACATAAAGTCTAGTAATTGTGATACATCCATAATTAATTATAACTTGAAGTATATAAATCTAAAACACGCTTAATATGTGCGGGAAAATTAGTATTGCTAACATACTCAATCTGCATAGTATTTGGACTTATAGTTTTAGTAGAATGTATAGCTGAGTCATTTCTCATATAATATTGAATAATAT